TGTAAGTTCTTTTCCTAAAAGAACTATAATAAATCTAATATAACTAATCTTTAAAATAATAATAAATTTAATTTTTTATTTTTTATTTTTTTTCTAAAAGAACTATATAAAATGTCTTTTATTCCAAAAGTAAAAATGGATTTTGTACCGGAAGAACCGGAAGAAACCGACGATGAAGAATTAATACCAGAAGTAATATCAACAACGGAAGAAATAAACCCAAATGATATTTTTGAAGACACTAAAGAACCGGTAAACATTATAGAAGAAAGTTTAGAACCAATTAAAAAACCACGCAAGAAAAGAGAATATACCGAAGAACAAAAACAAGCAATGCGTGAACGTATGGCAAAAGTAAGAGAGGCAAGAAAGATTAAGGGAAAATCAAAAAAGCAAGAAGAGGAACCACAACCAAAACCAATTGAACAACCAAAACCAATTGAACAACCAAAACCAATTGAACAACCACAAGTAATTCAACAACCAAAACCACAAGTAATTCAACCACAAATAATACAACCACAAGTAAATCAAGAAGAGGCGCAAAAAGCAATAGAAAAAATGATATTTGCGGGTATTCAATCATATGAAGTGTTACGAAAAGAACGTAAAGCAAAAAAGAAGGAAGCACAAAAGAAAGAAAAAGAACATGAGGATTTCAAGAATACTTTAAAACGTGCTATGAATAGAAAGAATACTAACCCCTATGGTAATGGGTTCTTTTAAACTTTTTAGAAAAAAGTTTTAACAAAAAAATAATAATATGTTTTGGTAAGGATTTTTTGAAAATCCTATTTTTTTATTTTTTTAGTTTTTTTCTGTAAGTTCTTTTTCTAAAAGAACTATATAATATGGAAAACAAAAAAGAAGAACCAAAAAAAGAAGAAGAAAATATACCACCACCCCCAAAGGTGTTTAAGGTCAAAGACCCCCCACCATCTAAAATGTTTAAGGGTTTACACCCGCACTTACCACAACCACCAAGTTTATTATTAATCATTGGAAGTGTAAGAAGTGGTAAGAGTAACCTTTTGTGTAATTTGCTTTGCAACCCTTCAATGTTTAAAGACCGATTCGATGTTGTCCACCTTATTTCAAACACATTGAACGCAGACCCAAAAATGAAAATGATGAAAAAATATTTTGCGTGTCAAGATCATTACCAAGATTCAATGATAGAAAATATTATAGAAAGTCAAAAATCATTAGGAGAGGATGACAGATTAAACCTTGCAGTTTGTCTAGATGATATATTAACGAAAGATTTTTCTAAAAATAATTATGTATCATTTTTAGCAACTCGTTTTCGTCATTATGGTATTAATTTATTATGTTTCACTACTCAATCATTTCGTGCCGTTAGTGGTTTAATTCGAAACAATAGTACTAATGTAATTATATGTAAGCAACAAAACACAAAAGAACTTGAAAAAATCGCAGAAGAATATGGGGACTTGTTCGGTAGTCAAGAAAATTTTAAAAAAATCTATAATATAGCACATAAGGACCGTTACTCATTTTTACATCTTGATTTACAAACCAACCCCGCCACCGCATATTATCAATTTGAAAGAGTCATAGCACGTGGAAGTGAAATTCTAGAATAGTTCTTTAAACTTTTTAGAAAAAAGTTTTAACAAAAAAATATTAAAAAGATTATTTTTTTTCTGTAAGTTCTTTTTCTAAAAGAACTGTTTAAAGAACTATATGTTTTATTAATTCTTTTATATTAGGATCTAATTCTATTTTTAAATTATCATTTTCTAAAAATCTTGTTTTATCAATAGTATTATTTTGATGACATAAACAAACCATTATTTGCCTTATATCTGTTATAAATACTTGTTTATCGTTTCCTTGAATTAAATTTACACCTTCACCACGTGATGACCTTTTAAACTTATTACTTGAACCATACCATTTTTTTGTCATCATCATTGTTGCTTCATGTATGAAAAACTTTTTATCTCCACAATCAATACCAGTTGATTTAAAATCATTATGTGGATATATAAACATCATCTGATTTGACCCGACTAAACCCGCTTTATTTTCTTTTAATGTTTTATAAGAATATGAAATATAAGTAGGTAAATATATATCGTCATCGTCCATAAAACATATTATTTTATTCTTTGATAATTTAATTAGTTTATTTCTTTTTTCTCCAATTGTTGTTCTGTGTCTTTGTTTAATATAATTTAATTTAATTGGAAATAAAACATTTTTCATGTATTCTTCATTTTCAATAAATGGTGTTTCGCCATCATCTAATATTATTACTTCTAGTAATTCGTGGGGGTAATCTTGGCGTAAAATATTCATAATACATAATTGAATAAATTTACTTCTATTATATGTTGGTATTAAAATACTTATCTTTTCCATATATAGTTCTTTTAGAAAAAGAACTTACAGAAAAAACATTAATTAATATGTTTTGGTAAGGATTTTTTGAAAATCCTATTTTTGTTAAAACTTTTTTTTAAAAAGTTTATTTAGAAAAACCACGATTTATTGACTTCTACGTATTCTTCCGGTGGTCTTGTTTTACTTTTAATTTCTTTAATATCTTCTTCTATTGTATTTATTTTATTATTTATTTCATTTAATATTTTAATAATATTATCTAGAAGTTCTTTATTTTGTTTTGCCAAGTTTTTTTCCATATATAGTACTTTTATAAAAAAGTTTATTACACCATTTTAGTATTTTTATATATATAGAATTTATAAAAACGGTGTAATAGGATTTTCTAAAAGAACTGTTTTCTGTAAGTTCTTTTTCTAAAAGAACTGTTTTATTTTATCACTATGAATTTTTGGCAATTTATGTTCTTTATATATTACTACTTCTTTTAAACCATTACATATAATTGGTTTAGAAATATGTTTATATTTATCTTCAAATTTTTTATTAAATGTATTTATTATATCTTGATCTACATTTGGTGAACTTTCCAATAATCTGTCATATTCTGCACGACTTACTTTTAAAAAGTCCCTACAATTTTTTCGTTTATCATCTTTTAATGCTAATTCAATTTGTATATTTCTACCAAATTTTGACCATGCTACACTCGATATTCTTGATGCTTCATATATTTCGGCATATTTTAAAAATGACATTAAAGTACCTAATATACCACATAATATATTAAAACCTCCTACAATGGCGCTGAATCCTTGTTTAAATCCAGTTGGCACATAACTATCGGCAAAGTTTGCGGTACCGGTTAAAGTTGATAAAACTATTATAGGTATACTCATATGATGATATTTCTTCTTATATTTTCTTTCACTATAATTGTGTAACCATCCGTAGCACAAGGCAATTTCGCCCCACTCACTCAATAATTCTTCTATTTCATCACTCCAACAATCTATATTTTCTTCATCAATTTTTCGTGGGGTTTTGAGTTCCTCCATATATAGTTCTCTTAGAAAAGGATTTTCAAAGTTAAAAAAATAACTTATTTTTGTTAAAACTTTTTTTTAAAAAGTTTAATCCTTACCAAAACATATTTTATTTTTTTTTGTTAAAACTTTTTTCTAAAAAGTTTATATAATGGAAAAAGAACTTTATAAACCTTTTAAAAGTAAAGCAAAAAATAAAAGATATTCAGTCTACGTAAAAGGTGATAATGGAAAAACTAAATTAATTAATTTTGGTGATAGTAGATATAGTGTATTTTATCAACATAAAGATAAACAACGACAAAAAAGTTATTTAGCACGTGCAAAAGGTATTAAAAATAAAAAAGGTCAATTAACTTGGAAAGATAAAAATACTTCTAACTATTGGGCGATTAAATTATGGTCTAATACTAAACCTCAATGGGCGTAATAACCTTACGCTCTACAAGTAAATCATATTTTTCTGGGTGTTTTTCTTTAAATACATCCAGATTATCACGTTTTTTATAATAATTATATAGATTTCTTGATTTTACATATTCTTGTTTTTTCACATAATTTTCTTTATATTTATCTTTATTATTATTATAATAATTATTAGATCTTTCTTTATTTTTATTTTTGAAATCCTCATTCTTTTTTCTCACATTGTGGTAATATTCACGTTGTGTTTTTTTGTTATTTTGGTATTTTTCAATAATTCGTTTATAGTCTTCTGTTGTAAATTCCATTCTTCTATATATATATATAATATTTTTTTTATATACTTTATACA